CCTTCACCAAAAACTTCAGGGTATTGCAATAAGTAGGGATTACTTAAAGTTCAATACCCCGTTTTGTGATATAGTTGATGATCCTAACTTTCAGCTAGATATCGATTTAGCGATAGGATATAACAGTGCCACTACTGGTAATCTCTCTGCTGCAGATAGTTTTATTAAGAATCTTACTCTAAATAGTGGACTACTTGATTGGTCAACTTTAGATTATTACGCGAAGAAAACATCTAATAATCCAATCTTCACATCTTCTATTAGAGAAATTCAAGAAAGATTTGATTCACCACAACAATTTAGCGATTCATATCAACAATCTCTGAACGAGCAACTTAAAGATTGCCTTAACTCTCCGTGTAATTTATTCCTGCAAACTTCAGATAGTATTGGTAGAATGGCACAACCAGCCTCTACAAAAAACTCTGGTAATACCTTCGGGGTTGGTGCAGCAAGTAATAGTTCAGTTAATATGATTGATGATTTAGATCAATCTATCTTTAATAAGATACCAGCTATGTTCCAAGATGCGTATGTTCAAACTGTGCAAGTGGCTAATAAAGCTTGGACCAATACTCAAGCTGTTTTAGCGGGTAAAAAGAGCTTACCGGAATTAGTTAAACTAGCTCAAGAAGGTAAATCTTTTAGAGATACAAGCAAGGTGTATCGGTATACACCAGATATTAAATCCTATAACGATTACTCTGCTACCGGTTCAATGGTTCTTAATAAGATTAAAGAGAATCTTGGAGGATGCTTTGATAAGTATCAGTATAAATATCGATATAATCCTTACGTAGATAACGGTCAATTTCCTTCAGGTGATCATATAATAAGCGTTAATGGTAGAGATATTGATGCAGATGGTACAGGTAAGGTTTATAGGTCTACAAACAATACAAAGAATTTACAAGGACAAACTGGTAATAGTTATGCTATGCCTTTACCGGGTATAGCTCCTAAATATGGTAGTGCAATTGTTGGAGACGGAACCGCAATATCTAAAATTTATAATCTTAACCCGAAAGGTAATGGTGTAAGAGCACACTATTCAATATTTGCAGGTCTTATTGATGAAGAAAAAAATATCTTATGGTACGAAAATTATAGTAAGTTAGCAGGAGATGTTATGACTCTTAAAGGGATTAATAATATTAATAGTATTGATTATCGTATTGGACCATCATACTTTGGTCATGATGAAAAGGTACTTCGGGATGCATTAAATGATAATTTAACACCTGAAGAAATAGCAAAAACAGATGCTTATACAATACCGGGTGTCTATGCACGTGGTTATAGACATAACTTAACTAACGAAGGTATGGAGACTCTTTACAATACCCGGTTTGCACCTAATTATATTAACGATGGTGTAGCAATTAGCCAAGCCTTATTTAAAGATTTTGTAAATGATCCGGAAGTTAAAGCGTTAACCACATCATATGGGAAACTTCAAAAAACTAATCAGTTTTTTGCTGCGCTTCGTATTCCTAACGGGGAATGGTACTACTATAAAGTTATTGATTGGAATGGTCAGAAAGAAGCTAATGTTGATTTAACTGTTGGTGCATATAAGCACTTTATGACTGCTAATAATCTCGGTGAGCTTAATATATCTAGAGGAGCTCAGAGAGAGATAAGGGGAACTGAATGGACTAGTGTAAAAAAGATATCTAACGATAATCTTGGACCTGTTGAGGTGAGATTATGTCAAGGCTCTATAGATAATATTAAAGTTAAACTTGGTACACCTATAGGTGATGAGTATGATGATGCTATAGCACAGTTGGATGCAAACTTTAATCTAGATCAATAGCCTCTTCTTTATCTTCTTTTGAGACTACCGGTATATCGTCTTCCATTAACATCTTCATCACCTCTTGCTGTGAAAGGGCTATTCTCGTAGTATTGTCAGCAGTGTTAATTTCTTTCCTAGCTTTAATATCCATTTCCTTGAGCTCTTTACGAGCATCATTATTCTCCTTATTAGCATGGATCTTCTGTAGTGTTTCTATTGCCCCAGTGGCAGCCTTAAGGAGAGCTGCGTTAGCCTCTGCATCTCTAGCTTCTGGTGCAGAAGAAATATAGTCAGAATGTTCTTTAACATTATTAAGAGATACATCAACAAGAGTGGCAGTACGCTTTAATAGAAACTCCTCAATATCCTCTACTTCAAGAGTAGCATCTTGCTTTTCCTCTTTAGTAACAGAATGATTTTGGGTTTTAAGTTGAGTTAAGATGTCATCTACCGCATCGTCAATCTCATTATTAACTTCGTCCATATACATATTTAATGATACAGTTGATTTTTGCAATACCTATAGTATTATATGTATATATGAAGTTACAATTTGAAAAGACCCATGTAGACGCTGTACTACCTGGTAAGAATCATGATAGTGATACAGGTATGGATGTTACTTGTATTGAAGACTTTACTATTCCTGCTGGTGGCTCTACTGTTGTTGGTGTAGGACTTAAGTTTGCCTTTATTGAACCTGGTTACTGGGTTAAAGTAGAAGGTCGTTCAGGTCTTGGCTTTAAGCATGGCATTATGCCTCATCCTGGTATCATTGATCAAGGCTATCGAGGTGATGCTGGTATTAAGCTCTACAACCTTACTGATAAAGACTATGAAGGTAAAGCTGGTGATCGTATTGCGCAGTTTGTTGTATATGCTAACTTCCCTGTTGAGGTGAGTGAAGGCTCTGCAGTTGAATCAGATCGTGGTGAAAAGGGCTTTGGCTCATCAGGTAAGTAATTATGGTTGATTTCGATAAGATTTGGGTAGAGAAGTATCGTCCTCATAAGCTAGATGATCTTATCTTAGATGATAAGTCTTTACGTGTTGTTAAGCAATTTGAGGATGAGATTCCTAACTTGTTGTTTGTTGGAAGCCCTGGTACAGGTAAGACTACTCTTGCTAGGATTATTGTTAATGATATACTTGGATGTAACTTCTTATACATTAATGCTTCTGATGAATCTGGTATTGATGTCATTCGTCATAATATTACTAACTTTGCTCAAACTAAATCATTCGATGGTGGTATCAAAGTAGTTATCCTCGATGAGGCGGATGGATTAACTCCTCAAGCTCAAGCTGCTCTTCGTAATACTATGGAGACGTATGCTAAGTATTGTAGGTTTATTCTTACTGCTAACTATAAGCATAAGATTATTCCTGCTCTTCAATCCAGATGTCAGTCATTAGACCTTAAACCGGTTGTAGATCAAGCTGCTAAGCGATGCTTTAATATCCTTAGACTAGAGAATGTAAAGGTAAGTGAAGAGCAGAAGAAGAAGTTTGTTATCTTAGTTAAGAAGCATTTCCCTGATCTTCGTAAGACTATCAATGAGATTCAAAAGTCTATTGTAGATGGTGAGCTATGTATTGACTCTAATGCTAGTGATAACGAGCTATTGGCTAAAGTTATGCAAGGTGTTAGGACTAACTCTCTAGGATTACGTAAGTATCTTATTGAGAATGAGGATAGGTTTCAAGGTGATTACGACACTCTATTAGCTAACTTCCTCGACTTTCTATATGAGCAAGATTTACCTGATATGAAAAAGAAAGAGATGATCGTCATAATTGCCGATCATCTCTATAAGAGTGCTTTTATAGTAGATAAAGAGATTAATGCATTTGCATGTCTAGTATCACTTGAGAAAGCTATTACCTAAGGATAGGTACTCCGATAAGTTTAGGACGTGCACCATGGGCTGTGCTTTCTTCGTCTTCTTCACCTTCATGCTCTTTCTTTTCATCATCATCATCTTCCTCATCTGATGATTTCGCTGGAGGATGACCTTCTTCACGGATAACCTCAACATCTTCAGCTAAAAGGCCAACGAGTTTGCCGTTGTGCTCTACGTAATATTCTTCAACAATACCTTCCTCAGTAAGATTGTGGTGAAGGATCTTCTTAATTGACTCCCCAAACGGAGGAGCTTTAATATGAGACGCTCAATCGTGGTCGATATCACCACCCTTATAAGCAGCTCCGCCATTAATAACTTCATTGGTATTCTCATTAAGGACCGAGAACGCCAGATCTGAAAGATTTTTTAAATCTTTTCCAAAATTGGTATTGTGTTTAGCCATATTAGTATTTATATCAAAGGTACTAAAAATAAAGGGAATTTCGCTCTCTTTAATATAAATATACATATGCAGTTTGACGAGCTATATAAAAAAGTGCTTAACGAGTATATCGTAGAAGAAGGTTTGTTTGATGTAGCTAAAGGGGTAGCAGGTGCAGTAGCTAAAGATATAGCTCCTAAAGCAACAGCAGGTGTAGGTGCTTTATTGGATGAGTTTAAAAGAGGTTCTGATGGTAAGGTTAAACTAACAAAGCCTATTTCAATTAAAAAAGATATGGACCCTGAAGAGGTTAAAGCTATTATTAACAATATCGCAGATCTTAAAAATGAGGTAGAAGAAGATTTAGGATATCCAATAGTTTATAATGGTGAAACATTATATTATCTTGCTCATGATGATCAAAATCTAACAGTTACAGCTGCGAATGGTCAAACAAGAAGGATACCTCTCGAAGGGTTAGAGTTAGATATAGTACCAATGGATCAGGTGGAAGATAACGAGACTGCCAAGAAGGTTGGTATGGGGGCGTTAAAGTTAGCTGGTAAGGCTGCATTAGGTACTGCTAAGTTAGCTGGTAAGTCTGCATTGGAGGTTGCTAACTTCGCAACAGATGGTCAATTAAAGAAAGGTATTAAATTTGTTAAGGGTTCATATCAAGAAGATGCGGAGAGCAGCCCAGGACGAGTTAAGCGTTCTGGTGCTAGTTGTAAGGGTTCAGTGACAAAACTTCGTAAGATGGCTAAGAAGTACGGTGGAGAGAAAGGTAAGATGTATCACTGGTGTGCCAATATGAAAGGAGGTAGGAAGAAGTCTGAGGGTGAGGAAGATGCAGAAAAGAAAGTCTCAAAGACTCGTGCAAAATGTCAAGCTAAAGCAAAGCGTAAGTATGACGTATGGCCTTCTGCTTATGCTTCTGGATATGTTCAGAAATGTGTAAACCGAGGAGGTAAGATTAAGTAATGACTCAACAAGAGACGTTACAATTGAGTGAGAACCTAAGAGATTGGTTCAAGACTCGTACCGATAAGAAGACTGGTAAGAAGTTTAAAGGTTGGGTAAACTGCAAGACTGGTGGTCCTTGCGGACGTAAGAAGGCTGGAAAAAAAGGCGCTTCATACCCGGCTTGTAGACCAACTCATGCAGCTTGTAAGAAGATTAAAAACAAGAAATACAAGAAGAGGGGTCCAGCTAGAAAGAGCTGGAAGAAAAAGAAGTAATTACTTCTTACCTTTAGCTTTATCCATTGCCTTAAATAATGGCTCTATTTTAGGCTTTCCGGCTGCTTTCCAACAATCGTAACAATAGAACGAACGGAATCCTTTAATCTTCTGTGAACTATTACAGACAGGACACCACTTCGTAGTAGCAACTTCTTTAGGCATTAAAGATACTGTTGAGTGTAGCTTTCTTTCTTAAGAGATAATCCTGTGAGAGTAAGCTTACCATCTCCCCTATCAGTATAGTTAGCTGGATTCTCTTCACTCTCATCAACCTCTTCAGGCTTAATAGTGACTTTACTCTTACGGCGCTGCCCATCTGGAATAGGAAGTAAATTAGGAGCATATTGCTCACAACTACCAAGACAACAAGGAATAGAGCATTGATCTGTGTAACGACCGCCACCTGTATCAAGTGCAATATCAAGTACAACATCGAGTGAGGATGTTTGATCAGATGCAGGATACCTTGCAGGTGAAGTGTCTTTAATATTAATAACACGAATATGAAGTCCTGAATCAATCATCGAGTCAATATTCCCTTTGACATTATCAGCAAGATCTTTATATGCATCATCGCTTTTAAAGTTATCATTAAACTTGAATACATCTCCTACGAGAAAACCCCCACGCTCGTAGCGTTTCATGTAAGACTCTAAAAGAGTTGTGAATTTGTTCGATTTAGCCATACTATTATTTAGTCACTCATATAAATATTTATACACATTTTATGGCAGTAAGGTTAGATAATTTACAGATCCCAGCTAGTGAAAAGAAATCACTTGAGAGTGGGTATCTATATAAAGATATAAAGTTCGATCTCAAGACTAGTCGATTTACTAAATCAGAGCTCTATGGTACGAGTGAGCTTAAAGATTTAGATGAAATTCAGGATGGTCAAGCTGTTATTAATTCTATTAAGAATATTCTTACAACAACTCCAGGTCAAAAGTTACTTAACCCATTGTTAGGTCTTGATTTTAGAAGTTATCTTTTTGAGCCTATTAACTCGACAACATCTTACTTTTTAGGCTACTACATTTATAATAACCTAGGTATTCAAGAACCTCGTGTAACTCTTAATAAATTAACAATTACTGAGAATCCTGATCAAGGTGAGTATATTATCGACATTACTTTTAGTATTCCTAACCTAGATATCTATAATTTAACTCTAAATGCTACTCTTAACCGAGATGGGTATGTAGCGGTGTAGATTAAATAATAACGTAGTATAATATGAGCTTACAAGACTTTACAGATTACAAACTTCCTAAAAACGCATATCTCACCTTTGATGCAGATACTCTTAAGAGTCTAATTATTGAGAGGTTAAATGAGAATGAAACGTTTACAGATCAGAACTTCGAAGGTTCTAACTTTAGTGCATTCATCGATGTAGTAGCTTATATGTATCATGTATTGCTTTTCCAGCTTAATACTACATCCAACGAGTCTACGTTTAATACTGCTACTATTTATGAGAATATGAACAAGCTTGTATCTAATATTGGATACAAACCTCTTGGCGATCAAACAGCTCTACTTAATTTTAATTTATCTGCTGCTAATATACCTACAGATGTATATACTATACCAAGGTTTAGCTCCGTAGTAGCTGGAGGTATTTCTTTTGTTACAATAGAAGATACAACTTTCCAAAAGACAACAAATACTACACTCGAAGCAGTAGCACCGTCAAACAACACCCTCTACCAAGGAGCAGTTAATGAAACTATCTTTACAGCAACTGGTGAACCATATGAGAATATAACTCTTGTTGATAGCTTTACATCCCCACAGCTAGTAAAAAGTGTAACAAATTTAGATAGTGCTACGTTTATTTCAGATAATGCATTTAATATATTTGTTAAGAACGCTGTAACTGGTGTTTGGTCTGAGTGGTATGAATGCGCTTCTTTGTTTCTTGAATCTGCTGAAAGTAAGAGTTATGAAAAGCGTTTGAATTCATCTGGTAATTATGAGTTTAAATTTGGTAATAATTTAAATGGTAAGCAGCTAGAAAGTGATGATACTATACTCATATTCTATGTAATCTCTGATAACGAAGCCGGTATAACAGGTCCTAATACTCTGGCTAACGCCGCTTTTAACCTATACGGTTCAACTAATTTTGAAGCCATTAAGAGTGTACTATATAGCGAAGATCAAAATTTAATTACTTCAACAGAAGTTGCTAATGTAACAGTAAATAATAATAATAGTACTTTACCACCAAAGAAGGCAGAGACTACAGATGATATTAAAACTAACGCACCTAAAGTATTCGCTTCGCAAAACAGGCTTGTTACTAAAGAAGATTACGAATATCAAGTTAATAGGAATTTTAATAATATAACTAAAGATGTTAAGGTTCTATCTAATGATGAGTTTACATCTAGAGTATTAGGATATTACACTGAACAAGGTCTCGGTCAAGGTAATGATGATGCGCGTATGCTATTCTCTCAAGTTCAGTTTTCTACTTCTACTAGCTTTAACAATGTTTATATCTATACAGTGCCTAGTGGAGATCCTACATTAAATAGTTTATCACCAAAATATCTTAATGCTGCTCAAAAACAAATTATTGCTGATTTTTGCAACAATAAAAAGGACATAACACATAATGTTGTTGTGACTGATGCTTTATTTAAAGCATTTGCGTTTGGTGTTTCTAATACAGAGATAGCTAGCTTTGGTGACAGTGATAGTGTTGATGAAATCGTACAAGCTAGTTTAATACGTGTTACTGTTGATAAGAATCAAGCTTCTAATAACGGAGCCATAAAAAGTGCTGTTTCAACTATACTTAATAATTACTTTAGTAAACTACAACTTGGGGATATTATTAATGTAGCTTCTATGACTAATGATATACTTAATATTCAAGGAGTAACAGAACTACACACAGTTAATGGTGATGCAGAGATTCCTAATTTAAGCTTTGTTGTTTGGAATCCAGATTATAAAGATAGTGATAGAGCTATTCAATCTCTTAACTACCAATTAGCAGATTTTGAGTATGCATATTTTTATGATATTGCTAATATTACTAATAAGATAGCAATAAGACGGTTGTAAACGTAAGTTGAGTGATTAAATATGTTATATGTCGCTCAGTTCTCTACAACTCGATCAATCCGGTGAATTTGATCTTTTGTATAATTTCTTCTATGTGAAGAACATTAGCGGTGAGGAAACATATGAAGGGTTCGCGTTACCCTTTGCACCACTTTCCTTTATACCTAACTTAGATCCCACTATTCAAGATTTTGTATCTAATAAGCGCATAGTATGGGATTTTGGAGATGGTACAACTGCAGAAGCTGTATCTGCTACTCATGCATTTGATAAACCAGGTTCATATAGAGTAAATTGTTTTCTTTATGATGATGCAGGTAATGGTTATCTAGATACTTTCCATGCTGATGTTAACATTAAAGACTTTGTTCAAGATGAGTTAGTAGTAACTAGTTCAGCAGATATAAATCATAAAGCTGGTAAAGTAGTTAATCCAATAAACGTAAAACGTTATAATTCTTATAGAACCTTAAATACCGGATTATCAACGATCGTTCCATACGCATCAGGTGCAACTTTATCTAGCAGCGAGTACGATTTCTTTAAAAATGGTTACGATAAATTAGCGTACGGGCATTTATATCCTAGTTATTCTTTCGTTCAAATACTTACTTCTAACGGTATAGTTGAAACTCTTAACGTTAATGCAATTGAAACTATAGATACCCCTTTATACGTTAAGTTAAGTAGTAATGAGATTGTATATACTGATGAATCAGATATAGATGGATTTTTTGCTGGAGTTTCTGGTACATCAGATGTATACTTTAAGAGTGATTTTGTTGATAATTATAATTTAATATTTGGTTTTCAACAAGGTGATATATTCGAATATGCAAATACTACCAACTATGGTATGAAAGCAACTATTACCTCGAATGCACAATATAATAGTTTAGACTTTTCATCAAATGGTATTGATGGAGAAGGAGCTGATAACTTTAGTGTATTTAATATAAGCTCAGAGAAGTTTGCGGGAACTAAAATAGCGTTTGTTGCCAAAGTAAAAGATCAGGATAATTTTAGTAACCGATCTGCACCAGTGTTAAGTGCTACTCAAGGTAGTATTAGTGCTATTAATTTTAAGTTAACTGATGGTACAACAATTTATGATGCGGAGTTTACGTCGGATTTTGGAACTCTCTCATCTTTATCTAATGGTGGATTTTACAAAGGTTATTTTGTATCTAACAATACTGTACCTCTTAATAATGTATACTTGTCCGGAGCACAAGGTAACTATAATGGCGTTTTCTTAAACGGAGCAAGTAATACATTTACTATTAATCCTAGTAGCTACTATACCATAGCAAAACAGAACGAAAATATAGACTTTGAAGATGCATTTAAAGAAATTGCTATCCAACCTCTATTTACTGATGCTAGAGTCTTAATGAAAGACTTTTTAGGAACAGTTTTCGGCGACTTAAGCTCTACTCAAGATTCAATAGGTAAGGCTACGTATGAAAAGATCCAAAACTTTTTAAAGAATAATACAGTTATAGATGAGAGTAACATCAATCAACTTGATGGGTTACTTCAAATGCTCGATTTACCTAAACTTAATAAATACTCTCTACCTCCTAAGCTAGCAAGATTAATGGATTTACTCTCTATTAGTAAGTCAAAGCTTTTCGGTAAACGAAATAGAGATAGAACTCAGTATCAATCTTATGGATATAGATCTAATAATTTTTATGGTTATAACTTAGGTGAGAAACTTACACCTAACAGTATTATAGTTCCAGGGGATCCTATAGTAGCAAATGAACTATATAGTGGTAAGTATATAACGCTGAATACATCTCTACCATTAAGTGCGAGAATTGCTCCAACCATAACTATACCAGATGGAATAGTATATCGTACAGTTACAGGAGTATTAACAGCTACTTCATCTGAACGTATATCCGAAGGTGAGCCTATAACGTTAGAACGTGCATCTAATTGCTCAGTACTTACAGAAGCATTATCCGGTCTATTAACAGAGGATATAATGTCATCAACTCAATTTTATAATCTTAGTGATTATAATGAAACCTGGGGCTGGCCATTATTATCCGGTGGTAATAGAGAAATTACAGATATCTATTCATTCTATTATCAAGCAAGTTCTGTTGGTGACATTACTGATTCTATTATTAATTTCGATGATCCTAATAATACGTTAACTTATGGTATCACATCTTACAACGATTGGTCAAAAGATAACGGTATTATGTCTAATATCTTTGCTAACTCACTTTACGAAGGCTTGAACCTTTTTGATACCTAAATAATTATATCGATGTCTAACCAATCACTCAGAACAGTTGTAGTTAACTACTCTATCACAAACTCAAAGATTGAGAATGATGATTATAGAGATAATGTTGCCCCGTTCTCCTTTCTAGACTTTATAAATTATACTCAAGCAGATTATTCACCAGAAGAATATAGCTCTTTTTATAGCTCCTATCTTCAAAACTGGTACTCGCTTCAAGATATATCTGCTCAAGAGCAAAAAACACAATTTAAAGATTACTATCAACAATTTATTAAAGAGATTGTTATTAGCTATACAACAGAGAGTGAGAAAAGATTTCTTGAAAATATAGACTTCAATAATTCCTCCGATCTTGATATTGCTATACCATTTTTTGCCAACAGGTTAAAAGATATTGCACTCTTTTACAAGAAGAAGAGAGATGAAGGTAAGTATGTTATTGATAGAAATAAGCTTAAAGGAAGCACTACAGGTGTTGAAAAAGCAATTTTCGATAATATTTATAATTTTATATTTACAGCGGAGGATTCAAAAGAAGTAGAAACTGCTACTATTGCTGCTTCAGTAAGTGGACTGGGTATAGAGATAGAAGAATTTGTTGACGTATATGGTGATTATTTTGATTTACCATCCGGTGGTGAAGCCAATAATATTAATAATATAGATACAAAATATTATTTAGATCCTTTAGCAATCGAAGCTATTACTGGTCAAAAAAACTTTATCGGTGCTATTAGAACCTTTAAAATTAATCCACCGGCTGTTACACCAGAGGAGTTTGATGCTATATGTAATCCAGATAATGAGCTTGTTCAAGCAACTAATGCATATAAAACTGGTGGTCTTAGTTTAGCAGAAGTATATAGTCTTAAGCGGTCATTAATTAAGAAGTATTTAGGTACAGATATCTACTATATAGATACTACCACTACCCCACCTACATCTGGATTATTAATTGCTGCTGATAATCCAACTTCAAATGCATTAAACTTACTAGGTGCAGATGCAGCACAAGTTGAGTCAAATGACGTTAGATTATTGAGAGATATAGGGTTAAACTTTAAACCAGATAATATAGGTTTATTTAAGTTACAAGCTGAAACTTACACGTATTCAATTAATCTTTCCGCTTTAAGTAACGAATTTGTTATTTTTCCAGATCCAAATAAGTATGGTAATGTATCAGTTAACCCGGTTAGTAGTTACCCGGTATACTATAAGTTTGATTACCGTGATAATGTAAGAAACGTTTCTAGTGGTATAGCTTCTGGTGATCCAAAAATTACAAATAAAGTTACTACTTTTGAGCCATATACTACAAAAGAACGTAATAGCACTCAATTAAAAGAGTTAAATGATATTAGTTATAAGCTAAACTTTACAGATCTGTTTGATCAAGGAGTTATTGATAAATATCAAACAGATATTTTTGGTAATGAATATGCTTTACTTAAGTATACACCACTACAACCAAGAATTACAGATCAAGACTATATTAAAAACTTATTATTAGATGGTCATACTTTTTGGGATATAAATGAAGGTTATAATTTTAACTATAGTACGGCTAGTGTAAATGGTGATACTATTAGGTCTGGATTAACAGCTAATACAAACGGATACCAGGGGTTAAACACCTTTTTAACGTTATATTTTAGAGAATTTTCACCTTATCAAAATCTTATTAAGAAGACTAGAAATCTCAAGCCGTTCTGGCGTGATGGTGGGGCATTTACCTTTTTTGATGGTAGTGAGTTACCTAATCCAATATCTGGAATAGGTCCAGATTTTCCTTCACCACTAAATTACTATTACACAGTTCTTGCAGAAGGTACCTTTCCTGAAGAGGTTGTCTTAACTACTGATCAGACTCCGCTATCTGATATTACAACTGAAGCAGATTTTCTTCTTGCTACAGGAGATGTTGAAATTGACTTTACGCAAGATATCCGATATTACCTATCAGCGGGTGACCCTTATACTAATTACGATGGGGGATTCTTTACAGATGAGGTAAATCTACCTAATGATTTTATTTATTCAGATAATTATCGATATCTAGATAACCCTGATCCTCGTGGTGCTACTGTATTATCAACATTATCTTCTCAAGATCTAACTCTTACGACTGAAGAGCGTAAAGCTTTGGATGGTAGATTATATGTAAAGAATGGTTCTTATTCTGATTCTCAACCACTCTCTACTGCACTTTCAAACATACTTCAAAAGTATTCAACAAGTGTTCAAACAGATATAAATCTATCTTTACTAGATTTTGATATTATACAAAATACTATTTTCTTAGAAACTAAATCTAATCTTTTAATAGATAAGATTGAGTATAAAGATTCTAAATTTAATAAGCCGAGTACAGTTAACACATTATATAGTGTAAGTAGCTCTGTAGGTGCAGAAACGTTCTCAAATAGGTTCTACGTAGAGAGTACTGGTAAGGTATACTTTGCTAGATTTCAAACTATTGGAGTTAATAGCTGTGAAGCTTCACCTAAAAACAATCTTACAGTTTACCCGGAGATTTATGAATACTCTATACTAGATAACAAGGTAAATAGAGTTTATCCTGCCGATACAGCATCTACTACTTTAAGTGTATTTAACGTTAATACCGCAGCTTTGAGCTTAGGTTTAAGTGCCTTGAGAAACTATACAATTGAAGAAGTTCATACACCGAAAATAGCATATAATAAGAAAAATGATATATTTAAGTTAACTTATATTGTAAATGATCTTAATGATATGTCACATTTTATCGATGTATCGTTTAAGCAGGTTGATAATGATCTAACATTACAGAGTATTTACAAATATGAAGATAATGATGATATATTAAGATCAACCACATTTGGATTAAGTTCGATGTTTGGCTCTATATCAGCTAACTCCGGAGCATTCACACGCAATACTAACAACTTTACTGTTACAATCTAATGTCAAATATTTTTATTAAATTACCTGCTTTAAGTGGGACAGCGCTTCAGTCATCTATATCTGCAACTTTAGAAGAAGTTACTTTTAAAGGCGCGCCGTCTATAATGTTTGTACTTACAGGTATTGATGAATCTAAGAGCAAAGCTCTTACATTAGATATTAACTGGGGTGATAATAGTAATATCGAGTACTATCAAAGAGATGTTGTTTATGATTATAGAGAGCAATCTATTTTAAACGAAGTACTATATGGTAAAATTGGTGGTAGTGTTCTAGAAGAATATGAGCATACATATACCCCTACTCTAAGCACGCAAGTAACAAGTCTGAGTGTTCAATTTCTTATATATTTCAATGATGGCTTTTTTGCTAATATCTTTCAACCAATTAGGTTATTGAAAGAATCATACTATGATAGTATTGAAAAACTTGGTATCCTTAATACTCAAATGATCGGCACATCTGCATCAAATACTATTGCTAACCTACAATCTAGATTTAATAGGAGAACCTATACTACATTCTTCGATAAAGATTGATTGCAACAACTAGCTTCCAGATTAAATAAGTATAATGAGTTCTTCATATACAAAATCTGTTAGTTCAATCTCTTTCCCAACAGGGGAATATGACGATAGATTTGTCACACTAGATCAGTATGATAGTGTTTTAGAGCAAGGATTTCAGGTAAATAATATTACCGCGCTATCAGGTGCGAAAGATAGTAAAATTAATAACTATACATCCTTTCATATTACTAACAAAAGTAAGCTTTCTGATTTTTTGCAATTATCTAGTATAGCTGGAGATGAGAGTACATCATTTGTTACTAAATTAGGATTTCAACGAGCTTTAGGAGAACTAGACCAATATCTATATATTTTTAACTCTGATGGTGAGGTCGCGACCAACCAACAAAAGCCTCTTGGCGTACGTCCTTTAAATGCAGCAAATTCATTTAGTAATAATTACTTTTTCGAAATAGAAGCACTTAATAATAATTTATTAAGAATTAAACATAATAACGGTATATTTGATTTTTACCTTAATTATTCAGGTGTGTCCCTATCAGGTGGAGAGTTTGTTTTCTATCAAAATACTGATAACTACAAGGAAATAACGCAAGAGCGAAATGATGTTTTCCGATATAATTTAGACGATGATGGTTACTTACAGTTATTTAAAACTATTGGTACAACCCTTACCATCTTTACGTTAAGCTCTATACCTACCGGTATAGTACCTATTATGGCCCCTCTACAACCTTCTGGTTTAAATAGAGATTTTAATAATTTAATTAATATTGATTATAACCTCGATACTAACAAGCAGTTTCTTAATAATAGCTTTATTTCATATAGCTCAAAAAATGCATCTAATTTAACTCTTAATACACAACGGAGTTCATTTGATGATAATGGTCAGTATATGTTTATCACTAACTATAATACAATATCTAGTGATAAGATGCCTATTAACTACTTTGCTCTCGACACTAGTAGATCTGAATTTAACTTTATTAAGCGTGGTAGTAATTTAATTGATACTCCTTATGGATTACCTGGCTATGAAAATCGAGATTATAACAACCTCTATCTAGGTAATGATCAGGAAGGAGGATTAACAAATCCTATACTAAATTACACCTTTTACAATAAAGATGTATTTATTACTAATGGTACGGATACTTACTTCCAAGCACCATCTTCAACTTACCCTTATACTAAATTAAATATAAATGATTCTACATTTGTAAATAATGGCGCTTTTGCTGGACCGACGCCACAGCTTTCAGATAAGATTTTTATTAAACGGCAAAATTCTACTCAATATGATAATGGTAGGTATTTATGTACTTGGTTATCTGGTAGTTCATTAGAAGAAACTGGTATCTGGGTTGATAGATACTACTACCCTGATAAAATTACAAAAACAGCAGCTCTTTCAAGTTCAGCTCGATATGCACCCGCGTTAAATGATAGTGTTGATGGTGTTGATTTATCTGTTGCAGATGCTGTTCTAGCGAGAGAAAAGTTTTTCGATAAAAAGAGTGATGCGGCTATTGAACCTAATATCGATATTAAATATCAACGTATCGGTGGCGCGGATATTACAGAAATTATCGATTCGTCTGCTCCTTTAATATCATCGTATGATAGCTATATCACATCTAAAATTGTAAGAGGTGAATCAGAAAATATTTGTGTAGATTACACCGGTAAGGAATTAACTTTTAATGGTAGTAACTATACCAGTTTTAATGTTCAAGATGCAATTAATGACTCTAAATCATTTACCTTGAACTTCGATATGTATCTAGATCCTACGGTTAATTATGGTTTTGAATTAATTGGTAATAATACTAACAGAGGATTTGGTATTTTTCAAGATCAGACAGTAACGCCATTTATACATGTTGTTGGAGATTATACTTTGTATATATACAATACGGATTTTGTATTACTTAACAAAGTAGAATTTAAAACAAAAATTAAACATGTTTTCAAGAGAAGTGCATTAGATGATTATATTGTTGCAACTGCTGGTAATATATATTATAAAGTAAATACTCAAGGTAATAAGATTAAGCTTGAATGTGGTTCAGGTATTTTAGATTACTATGGTACACATATGGAGCATGATCATATTGACTTTATATCTTCTGATCAAAAGACTACTCGGATGAATATTAACACTATGTCTGTATCTGCTCTTTCTTCTACAGAGTTTGATGTCTATAAGGATGAGATGTGTTTGTATGATAATGTAGTAGATTACAATGATACAGTTTATAAGTTGCCAGGTTCAAAAACTAAATGGGAAAACAATAATACATTCTTTTACAAAGTAAGTAATTTTATAGTTAAGCATAATATAGATTTTGGACCGCAGTCGTTTCTTAAGTCAAATGACCAAATCGTTGACTTTAATATTTTAAATGATACTATTGTAACTCTAACTACAGATAAATATTTTATACATAACACTAGCGCTGTATTTTTGCTATCTGGTAGTATAGGTGATATTAATATACCAATACCTTTTAATGATACTACGTTTTCATTATCTGGTGGTGCATTCACATCTATTGATTGGGTTAATGAATATATTGAAGGTATTCAATATCAATACCCAGTAATTCTTGCTGAAGGAAGTGATAAAAACATGTATTTAGCAAAAGGGTTGTTTCCTACATTAACAGCTACAGCTCTATCAGGTGTTTATCTATGTGATAATACAAGTCAAAATAATCTTACTAATTATAATGCTATTAATCGGATTTATAATAATACATCTATAGATTTTAAATTGAGTTTAAGAAATTATCTGGATACCGAGGATGTCCTAAATCAGACCATATCTTTCCAACCAAGCTCTTTTGAGCCAGGATTTTATAACTTCACGTATAGGCTTGATAGTCTACAAGGTAATTCTTCTTTATATATAAACGGAGATCTATATGAAAATCAAACCTTTCAACCAGGAAAGTATTTAATTCAAGATATTTTCTCTGATCAGTTCTTTATAGGATCAACTGGTTTCCAGAGTAATCTTGATCTTGCTACATACTTGAGGCAACCTAAATATTATTACTCTAAAGATCTGATTGTACGTAATCCATTTATTTACGATAGAGCTATTAGCACAGAAGAGATATTTGCAATTTACCTTTCAACTAAAGATATTGATGATATTACATTATCTTTACCAGGTGGTCAACGAACATCAAAAACTGAGATACAGCAATTCTTTAAGTTTAATAGAAATAATTCTTCTAACTTAATTGATATAGTTGTAAGAGATCTTAATCTTACAAACTCTATTGTGAGAGATCAAATTAAAACTAGTATATTAGCAGAAGCTAAGCAGTTTTTACCAGTAGGTACTAAAATTAATAACATAACATTCATTGATCATGGCAATTCCTAATTATTATAGCTACAAAAAGATTTACACCTCCGGTGATATGTTTACATTAACTGGTAGTGATTTCTATGGTTTTGCTGAAACCGTTGATGGTCTAGCAAAGGAAGTGAGTACTGGTAAAACACTTACACCTAAAGGTACTTATAGAACAGATCAGTTTTATACAAGTTATTTTAGGGATAGGGTAGTTGCAGATTTCGACTTAGAGTTACCCAATACCCAAAATGAGTGTTTATTTGCTTTAAATGATAATTTTAATTATGAGTTATTTAAATTTAAGTTAGATAAGTTAAGAGAGAATAATACATACGTATATTCTAAATTGTTTATACCATCAAATAAGCTACCTTTTGCTACTAGCCTACGCTACGCATCAGTATCATCAGTATCTGCAACCGAGTTTGAAATAGGTATATCGGATAGTTCAACTCCAGCTTTTTCTGCTAATAGTAGGTTTGAAAACAATAATTACTTAAGTGCATTTGGTAATGTGGTTGCTGCAACTGCGCAAACTAATATTGAGCCGTTAAGTGGTGAGTTTTCACTATTTGCAATAACTAAAACTAATTTATTATGCTTAACTGGGAATAATACCGCACTAACTGTAGTTGAAGATACTACAGGGTATGAGAGTCAAAATAATGATCTATCTTTTAACGAATTAGGAGGTATCACCTCAACAAAAGATTTCCTATATATATCAGATACTGGAAATAATGTAGTTTTAAAATATGATATTGCTGGATATAGTAATAATGATAGCTCTTTAAGATTTCGAAGAAACTATATAGAATTAGTTGGTGGTTTCGGTGGTGCAACACGACAAACTAAATTTAATAAACCTACTTTCTTAGCAGCTAACAATTCTGAATTAGCGGTTTTTGATTCTGGTAACAGAAATATTAAAATTTTTGATGGTGATTTTAACTTTATAACACGAATTACTTCTGTTGAGCTAAGCAAAGAGACGTTTGGAGCAATGGGATATGATCCTAACTTTAATTCGCTTTATGTTATAACTTATAGAGATATTACTACAAATAAAATTACTGTCAGAACCCCATTCTTATATAGATTTAGTGGTGATAATTACCGCTTTAGTGAGAAGTTTACTTTAAATGATACATTAGGATTAAATGAAACTATTAATTCATTAACTTTCTCTGGTACGGATAGTAATTATTGGTATTTTGGTACAGATAAGACAGTTTACAAAAAATTTAAAACGCGTCCAGTTGAAATAATTGGTAAGTTTAGAACACAGCGTTTATATTTACTCGATTTTACTGAAACAACAGAAGAAATAGCTCTAGAAGAAGTTCTTGAAAATAAAGAAGTAGAAGTTAATACTATTAATAATAGATGGAATTTTATTAATATAGATTATTCTAATGCTGATTTCATATGGAATTTAGGTATTGAAATTGAAGTTGAAAATGTAAATCAAGCGACTGATGCTGCTCCTTCTAGTATTCCAACAACAGCTGCTGTTGACGGTCTATTGGATGACAAAATTACATCATTCTCTATTTTTCCTGGTGTGAGTTCTTCTGATCGTGCTATTATGCTAACTACTGGTAGACTATTTTTCTTTGATGAACCTACTCAAAATGCATATCAACGAGTAATAAAGGATGTTAACTACAATAATTATGGTAGTGCAGCATTTTCTTTGAATACAGATAGCTTTATACAGAATTCTGTTGTTAATACTGAGCTGTTTAAAGTTATCAATGATACAATTGCTATTAAAAACAACATTATTGGTAGATTTACTGGTAAATTTGTTAATGATATTCTCGAGTTAGACGATTATAACTATGAGATTGACTTTAAGCAATTACTTAATCAAGAGATAGAAAATCTATATGTGCATGGGAACGAGGAAAATTTAACAGGTACATTAAATAGGTGTTTTGAGTTAATTTTTAATTTACAGCAAAAGATAATGAATACAGTGCAAGTAAATGTTGAAGCTGATGTACAACCTGTATTTAATAAAGATGCTTTAACAAATATTTGATTGCTTAATACTGCCATTGACATAAATATACATATGGCAAGTACTTCCTTAACTAATACTAACATCAGCAATACTTACGTTGGTGTACTGCATGCGAAAGGTGCAGCGTTACCAGCTACTGGACAAGAAGATGTATACGATGGGTTTGGTAATAAAAGTGCTCTTAAGGTAGGTCAAGCAGGTAAAGGTATTGATGTAGACGGTCCACTTGGTGATGCTTTTAAAACTGCTATAGCTGAAGCAATATACCCTGTTGGGTCTGTTACATTTTCGCAAGATAATACTAATCCAGGATCGAGATTTACAGGTACTACTTGGATACAAATTGCTACAGGTCGGTTTATAGCTGGAGAAGGGGCTGGTAATGACGGTACTGAAGCTAAAACAATTCCAGCTGGTAATGACACTACTGGTAAATATAATCACCCACTTACTACAGCCGAGTTAGCTTCCCATAGTCACGGTCTAGACCAACTCAGTAATAATGCTGGTATTGATAGAAGTGCTTTCGGACAGGGTGTTTCTAATAACCAGCAACGTGATGCTGATGGTGGACAAGCCACAGTCAATACATTTACTTCAGCTTCTACTGGAAGCGGAACTCCACATAATAATATGCCACCATCATTCGGATTGTATGTATGGCAAAGAACATCTTAACAATTTAAAAAAATGCCAGACGTTGAAATCGTAAAACTAAAATTAAGAAGAGGTACTGACGTGCAGCGTCAGAC